CCCGGCTAGGCTGAGAGTAGCTACTCAGTCGAAAAGAGAACTCCCCTCCTGCCGAAGTTTCCTTTTGGGAGTTTGCGGAGATGCCCATGCATTACTACCAGTTCCACATTGGGGACTATAAAAGCCACACCCACCACTTGACGGTGTTGGAAGACATTGCCTACAGGCGGCTTTTAGACCACTACTACTTACACGAAGCGCCCATCAAACAGCGGGACATTGCCCGTCAGATTGGGATGCGCGACCATGAACAAGAAGTTTTGAGTGTGCTAAATGAGTTTTTTGTCAGCACCGACAAAGGCTTTGTAAGTGCGCGTGCTGACGAGGAAATTTCCAAATACCGCGAGATGGTTGACGCTGGTAAACGTGGGGCGGCTAAACGGTGGCTATCCCCACCCGATGCCCCCCCTATTGCCCCCCCTAATGCTACCCCAATAGCAACCAATAACCAAGAACCAATAACCAATAACCATAAACCAAAGAATACAAATACAGTCGCCCCGCCTTACGGCGTGACGGATGCTGTTTGGCAAGATTGGTTGAAATTGAGGAAAGCAAAAAAGGCAGCGGTCACACAAACCGCACTGGACGGCATACAGCGCGAAGCGGACAAAGCAAGAGTCAGCCTACAGACAGCCCTTGAAACGTGCTGTGAACGGGGCTGGACAGGCTTTAAGGCCGAATGGATGCAGTCTCAGCCTATTCAACAAGACAAGAACATGGGCGCAGCCAGGGCCATCTTTGGTGACGAAAGGAATTTCAATGTCCTCAAAATTACCTGATGGCTGGATTCAGCGGCTCTTTGCGGCCTTACAAGGCCATTACGGGACTCGATTTATGAATATGTGGAAGACCGGACAGACATTGCCGGACGGGTCAGATGCCGGTGTGATGAACGCCATGAATCATTGGAGTGAAAAAATGGCGGGTTTCAGCGCGGCAACGATTAAGCGGGCGCTGGAGAATTTGCCCGAGGAACCGCCCAGCTTGCCGCAATGGATTAATTTGCTGCGCCGCAGCTATGTTGAGCCGCCGGTGCTGCGGTTGGGCAATGAACTGACCGCAGAGCAACGGGCAAAGAACAAAGCAAAAATTTCTGAATTGATTGCAAAGGTGAAATCTGATGGAGCAGTTAAATGAGTTGGCTCTTTTCGCAGGCGCTGGTGGAGGCATTCTTGGAGGACACCTCCTTGGATGGCGAACAGTCTGCGCCGTCGAATGGGAACCCTACCCCGCAAGCGTACTGTGCGCCCGACAAAATGACGGACTTCTCCCGCCTTTCCCGATATGGGATGACGTTCAGACCTTTGACGGACATCCGTGGCGAGGAATTGTTGACGTTGTATCGGGAGGTTTTCCATGCCAAGACATTAGCGCAGCAGGAAAAGGCGCAGGAATCGACGGAGAGCGAAGCGGAATGTGGGGAGAAATGGCACGCATCATTCGCGAGGTACGACCCCGATACGTCTTTGTGGAGAACAGCCCAATGCTCACTTCTAGGGGGCTTGGACGCGTTCTCGGAGACCTGGCCTCAATGGGGTTTGATGCGAGATGGGGAGTGTTGGGAGCAGCGGACGTTGGAGCAAACCATCAGAGGGACAGGATATGGATTGTCGCCCGACAACGTGAGCGCATTCCATACTCCGAACACCACGGGACTGGACGGGGGGAGCAACAGCAGGAAAGCCCTACGCGCCCGCATGAAAATGCTACCGACCCCAAAAGTGCAGGACAGCCGCCATGCCAAGATGAGACAACTAAACGAATTGGACGACCATTGGAAAAGCAATTTAGGAAAAGTGGTATCGGCGCAAGTGAATGGTGGAAGTCTGAACTTAACGTGGCTAGAGTGGCTGATGGGGTGGCCGCTAGGGTGGACAGACTTAAAGCCATTGGAAATGGACAAGTCCCCTTGTGTGCCGCAACAGCTTGGAGAATCTTAAATGCGTAGAGCAGCGAGGGTAGACGAAAACCAAAAAGAGATAGTGCAAGCATTACGGGATGCTGGCTGTTATGTCTGGATTATTGGCCTGCCGGTTGACCTTTTGGTTGGCTATCAACAGCATACTTTCTTGATGGAGATCAAAACCACCTTTAAAAAGCGTTTAACGGGGCTACAAGCCGACTTTTTCCAAAATTGGGCCGGTGGTACGTTGTGTAGGGTTGATGGCCCACAGGCGGCTTTAGACATGATCAGGGGCGTAAATGCGAAGCATTGAACAAAACCGCATGATGTGGGCAAACCTTGAAGACATTGCCCAGCAAGTGGTGTGGTACGGTGTTAAGCTGACAAAGGACGAGTGGAAAGACGTTTTGACCGCTGCTCTTAAAAAACAAAAGGTTGTGCCTGGCATTGAAGGCGGCTTTGTTGTAATTGGTGCGCGTACCAGCAAGATGACTGTGCCGGAAATGACCGAATTGATAGAGTTATCCACAGCCTTTGGCACACAACAAGGCGTAAAATTTCGCGCATTTGTAGATGATTAAGTGCCCTGAGTGCGGAACATGGACAATTGTCAAGGAAACGCGCCTTGAAGCTGGCAACGCCCGCCGCCGCCGGATTGAGTGCGCCAATATGCACCGATTCACAACCTTGGAGACTGTAATTGCTGAAAAAACACGAGTACGTCAGAAGCAAAAAACTGCTGAAATTAGTGGCAAGCCTTGACTGCCAATGCTGCGGATCGGGCAACATGGTGCAGGCCGCACACACAAATTGGGGTGGCGGCAAGGGTCGAGGCATCAAAGCAGACGATAATTTGGTGGCTGCGCTATGCTTACATTGCCATTTTGAGATTGACCAAAACGCAAATTTGGACAAGAATGAACGCCAATATCGGTGGAATCAGGCGCACCAAAAGACGGTGGACGCATTGACTAGCACGGGCCGGTGGCCTAAAGACGTTCCATTGCCTTACAATTAAGGTGTCAACACGCATGGGGATTGACTCTAGGGATTCTTGGGGTAGCGCACAGTCTCCAGTCGTGTTGGTAATCCTGCAAAAGCGGCGCGACGCTGGTGGACGTGTTCCACCTTTAAGTGTACAGGCAAGTGCCAACATCCTTAAAGGATTGCTATGAAAAACAATGTTGCGGACTTTATTTCGACCATGCTGCACAGCGGCACGGTTACCCATTTCATGCATTTGGCAACCGATTCTTATGCAACGCACAAAGCATTGGGCAAATATTACCCCGAAATCATTGAATTGACCGATGATTTTGCCGAGGCTTACGCTGGCTGCTACGAAAAAATCAAAGATTACCCCGAAAACTTCCACAACGCCAAAGACCCGCAAAAGTACATGGCAAGCCTTAAAACTTACATTGAAAAGAATCGGGTGGCTTTGCCGGAAGAATCCCAACTTCAGAATATTGTGGACGAAATTGCCGCGCTGGTTGACGCTACGATCTACCGCCTGACCCTCAAATGATCCGCATATTTGCAGGATACGACCCTCGGGAAGCCGTGGGATACCATGTATTCTGCCAATCGGTCATAGAGCGCACCAAGGGGCTGGTCAGCATTACGCCTTTGTCTGGCAAGCAGCGAGACGGTACAAACGCATTTACTTATCAGCGGTTTCTAGTGCCATTTCTGTGCGGATACCAAGGTAAGGCTATCTTTTTGGATGGCAGCGATATGCTTATGCTGGCAGACATTGAAGACCTAGAAAGCCTGTTTGACCCGCGCTATGCCGTCCAGGTGGTCAAGCACGACTATCAGACTAAGCACCCAAGGAAGTACATTGGCACACCAATGGAAGCCCGAAACGGCGACTATCCAAGGAAAAACTGGTCAAGCGTGGTACTGTGGAACTGCGAACATAGCCGCAACAAGGTGCTGACACCCGAATTCATTGAGGAAAGCACAGGCGAAGAACTACACCGATTCCAATGGCTGCCTGACTCATTGATTGGCGAATTGCCAAGGGAATGGAACGTGCTGGTGGGCGAACACGACCATTTGCGGACAAAGATTGCACACTACACGCTGGGCATACCGGAATTTGACCATTACGCCGACTGCGATTACAGTAAACCGTGGATGAACACCAAAAGCCGAATGCTCAATGGGTTAATCAACATGAAAGAATCAAACGATTAAAAAGTCATAAAGAATAGTTTTTATATGATTGCTGAATCTAAAGTAAATAAAACTAGACCAAAGTACGGTGGTCGCAGTGCAGGAACGCCCAACAAGCTAACGCAAGAGGCGCGTGAGGCGATTGCGCTGTTTGTCAATGACAATGCCCACAGATTGACCGAATGGCTTGATACGGTCGCTAATGGCGATCCAAGCCATGACATCAAGCCCAATCCGGCAAAGGCGTTTGAACTGTTCCAATCGGTGGTGGAATACCATGTGCCCAAGCTGGCAAGGACTGAAGTCACAGGCGCTGACCAAGGGCCGGTGGAAATGGTAGTGACATGGGCAAACGGGAAATAATCCTGCCGTACAGCCCTCGGGACGCATTCATGCCGTTCCACAACCGCACGACCCGATGGTCATGTTTGGTTGCACACCGAAGAGCCGGTAAGACCGTGGCGGCAATCAACGATGTGATTAAGCGGGCAATCACAGAGGGCAACCGTAGCGCCCAGTATGCATACATTGCCCCGTTTCGCAGCCAGGCCAAGCGGGTGGCATGGGACTACCTCAAGCACTACGCTGCGCCCATCACCAGCACAAGTAATGAATCCGACCTTATGGTGGAACTGATCAACGGCGCAAAGATTATGCTGTTTGGCGGTGACAACGCCGATGCCATGCGTGGAATGGGCTTTAATGGGGTCTATCTTGACGAATATGGCGACTTCAAGCCTAGCGTGTGGGGCAATGTGATCCGGCCTACGCTGTCTGATCGGCTGGGTTGGGCGGTCTTTGGCGGCACACCCAAGGGTAAAAACCAGTTTCACGACATCTACAAAGTTAGCCAAAGCACACCGGATTGGTTTCTGCTGCGGTTACCAGCTACTGTAAGCAAAATCCTGCCTGACTCCGAATTAGAAGCGGCGCGAGCACAGTTGAGCCAAGACCAGTATGACCAAGAATATGAATGCAGCTTTGATGCGGCAATCATGGGCGCTTATTATGGGCAAGAGATGCGCCAAGCGCAGGACGAAGGCCGCATTAGGGAATTGCCATTTGACCCTGATGCGCCGGTTTACAGCGCCTGGGATTTAGGTTACCGCGATGACACCGCGGTATGGTTTTATCAGGTGGTGCGCGGTGAAATCAGGGTCATGGACTATTACGCCGTATCAGGCGCAAGCATTGAGGACATAGCCCAAGTGGTAATCGACAAGGGCTACCGGTACACCAAGCACTACCTACCCCATGACGCACGGGCAAAGACGCTGGCATCGGGCGGCAAATCCATTGTGGAACAGCTTGCGGCCCACCTTGGCGGCATGAGCAAGCTGGCAATCGTGCCTGAGATTGGCATCCAAGACGGCATCCAAGCAGTCAGGATGGTGCTGCCACGGTGCTATTTCGACCCAAGCTGTGAAGAAGGGCTGGAAGCATTGCGCCAATATCAGCGGGAATACGACGAGGACAAGAAGGCATTTCGACAAAATCCCCGCCATGATTGGTGCTCACACCCAGCGGATGCCTTTAGAATGCTTGCAGTTGCCTACAGGCAAGAAGCTAAAGATCAAACGCCGCCCAAGGGCAAGACCATCCAAGACATCACATTGGATGAATTGTGGGAACATAACACGCAACAACATCGTGGAGAACGAATATGAGCCAGCCAGTAGCAGAAGTAGGTGCTTACAAAAACATGACGGCAACAGGGGCGGTATCAACCGGCCCATGCCAATTGATTGGTTTTTACGTTAACAGCACCACCGCAGGCACTATGGTGTTGACTGATGGCGGCGCAAGCGCAACGGTTGTGTCCGGCACTATCACACCCGCCATTGGATTTCACCGGTTTCCTGCAAACATTGGATCAAGCCTTTACTTCACTGAAGGCGGCACGTTGGACGTGACATTCTTCTTTGCATCGGGTAACTAATGGCCTACGAAGAAATGGGTGCTTATGAGGGTGAAAACCCTGGCCCATATTGGCACGATCAAATAGAGGCCGCGCAAAAGGTCTTTGACAAGTGGGAAAAGCGCGGTCATAAGATAATCAAGCGTTATCGGGATGAACGCGATGCGGTAGAGATGCCCCGTGTGCGCTACAACATCCTGTGGTCAAACATCCAAGTGCTGTTCCCTGCGCTGTACGGCAGGCAAGCAAAGCCCGAAGTCTCGCGTCGATATATGGATCAAGACCCCGTTGGTCGGCTGGCATCCACGATGCTGGAACGGGTCATGGAGTACGAAACCCTCCAATTTGGCGACTTTGACCAAGCCATGCGCGGCGCGGTGGAAGACCGATTGCTGCCTGGACGCGGTACGGCATGGATTCGTTACGAGCCGGTGATTGTCAATGAGCAACCCGAAGTAAGCGAGGCCGCCGGTCAGATGGAGGAGCCAGGCGAGGCGCAGATTTACAACACGGTAGAGGAGCCAACCGAGCGCATTGATTCGGCGCACAGCCCCATTGATTACGTCTACTGGACAGATTTTTTGCACAGCCCAGCCCGCACATGGGACGAGGTGTGGTGGGTTTCCCGCGCCGTCTACATGACGAAGGACGAAGGCATTGAGCGTTTTGGCGATGTCTTTAAGAACGTGGGCTTAGACAGCAGCAACACGGACATGGATGCCAAAAATCCAATGACCGCCAAGAACACCTATGACAAAAAAGCCAAGGTGTTTGAGATTTGGAACA